CCCGTATGGTTCTCGACTTTCTTTCGCTCGACCGGTACCTTGAAGCCAAGAAACGGAGCCCAAATGGCGATCGAACGCCGCAAGCCACGCGACCGGGCGACCAACTACGGCAAGCTGCCCGACACGCAGGAGCGGGTCGAGTACCTGCGCGAAGCCCTGCGCCACGCGGAGAGCATGGTCACGCAGGCCGAGGAGGCACGGTCATGGCAAGCGGCCGTCAGCGCAAAGCGGCTGGCGCTCCAGACGCGCGACGAGCTCGACCTCGCGCTTGCGAAGGCATCGGCCCCTGACGACACTATGAGCGATGAGCAGCTCCTCTCGATCATGGTCCAGGCCATCGCCTCGCTTCCGGCGCAGCACCTCGAGCGGCTGGAAGACGCTATCGCGATCCGACGTGGAGCTCCTCCCGTGCGACTGGTTGAGACTGCTTGACCAGCGCCCCCCCGGAGTGTTCGGCCTGTCCAGGCTGGCGAGAGAAGGAGCGCGACCTGTTCAACATGCGCGGCACGTTCCGGATCATGGAGCGCGAGCAGATCGCCGAGTGGCTTAAGGACGAGAGCGAGCGGCTAGACGAGCCGGCGCTTTACGCCGCGGCAGAGCGCATTCTCGCGTTCGCGCACAAGGTGAAGCGGTGAACCTCGCCTCCCTCGCCACGGCGACGAACACGCTAGCGCGTCGGGCACACGCGGACCCGCTGGCCTACTTCCGTCCGACGCCGCCGCAGCTCGCCTTCTTGAGCAGCAACCATCCGATCCGCTTGCTCCGCGCCGGGAACCAGCTCGGCAAGACGTGGGCGGGCCTCGCCGACTGCATCTATCGGTGCCTCGGGTCGCACCCATACACGCTGGTCAAGGCAGCGCCGATCGAGGCGTGGGTCGTGGTCGTGTCGTGGGAGCAGAGCCTGTCGGTACAGGCGAAGCTCTGGCAGCTGCTCCCCAAGGACAGTATCGATCCAGACTGCGAATACACCCCGGGGAGGGGCTTCCGTGGGCGCACACCTGTGGTCCGCTTCCGGAATGGATCGGTCCTTCGTATCCGCACGGTCAACCAGGGCGCGCTCGCGCTGGCGGGATCTACCATTGACTACGTGCTCATTGACGAGCCTCCGCCAGAGGAGATCTGGTCGGAGCTTGCGGCGCGCGTGCTGCGCCAGCGAGGACGCATCGCGATCACGCTTACACCGATCGGGCTACCGCTCGGGTGGCTGAAGAAGCTGGTCGAGGAGCAGGTCGTGCAGGATCTGCACTTCCCGCTGACGGTCGAGAACACGACGCCCATCGGTGGGCGTCCTCTGCTCACGCGCGAGGACATCGACAAACTCGAGGGGCAAGTGCTCCCGCAGGAGCGCGCCCAGCGCATCCACGGCGAGTGGGACTCGGGATGGGTCGAGGGTCGCGTGTTCAAGATGTTCGATCCGACTACGCACGTCCGCGCCGACGTGCCGGCTGGCGAGGCGCTTATCGGCGTCGGCATCGACCACGGCACCGAGGCCGGCGCGCAGGTTGCCGTCCTGACGGCGCTGGTCCGCGACGGCGGCGAGGGGCACCCGAAGATCTGGGTTCTCGACCAGGTAGTCAGCGACGGCATGACCACGCCGGACCAGGACGCCGCGGCGCTCCTCGCGATGCTGAAGCGGTGCGGGCTGCGCTGGGAGAACGTCGACCGATGGGTGGGCGACCGAAAGGTGTACGGCAGGCGCAACGGGAGCCTAAAGTCGAACGCGATGCTTATGTCCTCGATGGAGCGCGCGCTGAAGCTTCCCACCGGGAGCCTCCCCTTCCGCATCCACACGGCGTACAAGCCTCGCGGATCGGTCTTCGAAGGCTACCGGGTGCTGTCCGCGGCGATGCTCCGCAACGACTTCAGCATCAACCCACGATGCCGCGGGCTCATCGACGACCTACAGAAGTTCGATGGGCGAGAGGCCAGCGAGCATAAGCACAGCATAGACAGCCTCAGGTACTGCCTCGAGCTTTACACCCGGCGACTTTATCAGCCAACTGCGATAAGACTAGGCTAGTGGGGGATCCATGTACGCTTACACGAAGATGCCGCAGCCGCCGGCGCCGAGTAACCCCGACGAGGCCGCGCGCTGGGAGCACACCCGGCATCGTCGCGCGCTGATGGAAGGACGCTGGCAGCGTCTGCTCGAGGACCGTCTCCAGATGCAGCTGGGCAGCACGCGCCGGCAAGCCTGGGGGGTGAGTGACATAAGCAGCAACCCGTTTAAAGTCGTGGCTACTGAGCTAGCCACCCTATATGACGCCCCCCCGGACGTTTCCCACAACACGGCGGGTGGAGCGGTCGACGCGCTGTGCGGGTCTAACGGGCTCATCGCGCGTGCTGGGCTGTGGCCACAGATGTCCCGCTTCCAGTCGATGGTGATCGCGCTCCGCGAGATGTGGATGCGGATCGATGTCGAGGACGATCGCCTGACCTACCGGCCGGTATCGCCCGACATGACGATCGCCGAGTCCGACCCGAGCCGGCCTACCGTCCCCCTGGCTTACGCGGAGATCCGACTGCGGCACTTCCGCGGCGAGGCGGTGTGGCTGTGGGACGTGCTCGACATCCGCGACCCGGCGAACCCTTCGTATACGGTGCGTGTGGCGAAGGATGGCGGCATGGGCGAGGACGTGACCCTCGAGGTGCTCGGCGCCACCTACTCGGGCGAGGCCTACCCCTACCGTCGCGCGGACGGCACCCCGATCCTTCCGGTCGTGCTCTACCACGCGAGCCTTTACGGCGACCGGCTCTTCGACGCGTTCAATGGCGTGGAGCTCTATGAAGGCTCGCTCAATCTCGCGGTTTACTACTCGTTCCTCGCGCACACGCTTCGGGACGCATCGTTCCCCCAGCGGTGGGCCATCGGCGTGCGTGTGGCTGGCTCCGACATGGTGGACGGCGGCACGCGCGGGCAGCGCGTCGAGGTCGTGACCGACCCGACGACGATCCTCATGCTCGATGCGGCGATGGAGCAGCAGCCGCAGGTCGGACAGTTCAATGCGTCGGCCGACGTGGAGAAACTCGAAGGGACGATCGCCGCGATCGCGCATCGTCTCGCCACCGACGCGGGTCTCTCGCCGAGCGAGATCCAGCGCACCTCGGGTAGCGCGAAGAGCGGCTACGCCATCAGTCTGTCATCCGAGGGTAAGCGGACGGCGCAGAGGAAGTACATCCTCCAGCAGCGCGACGCCGACGAGCGCCTCGTCGCAATCTCGGCAGCGTTGTACAACAGGGCCACCGGGTCGCAGTTCCCCGAGGGCGGGTACTCGGTCATGTACCGGGAGATCCCGCTCTCGCCCGAGGAGATGCAGAGCCGGCGAACCCACGCGCTCGAGATGATGGCGGCCGGCCTCATGGACAAGGTCGAGGCGCTCCGGCTCTTCGGCAGCATGACCCACGAGGACGCCGTCGCGCGCCTCGAGCAGATCACGCTCGCGAAGGCGGCAGAGGCGCGCATGCTGGAGAGCGCGCCGCCGGCCGTTGAAGAAGGAGAAACAGGAGGACGGCCGGCGACGGCCGCACCCGATGTATCCGCTGCACACGCCGAGGCGATGTCTGAAGTCGGCGAGGAACTCGACGCTGCCGAAGAGGCCCTCGCCGCTCTCGACCTGGACGAGGCGAACGCTGCCGTAGTGGCGGCGGTCATCGAGAGCCTCCGCGAGGCCCGCGGCTACCTCGGGCTCGGCCCGAAGGTCGAGGCAGAGGTCGAGATCCACGACGAGGCCACCTGATGCCATTCATCTCGGAACGTCAGCGCGACTATCTGAAGCGCGAGCACCCCGAGGTGTACCGGCGCTTTCTGCGCGATGAACGATCGATGGGGTTCGAGCTCCGAGCCCCCGTCGAGGTCGCCGCCGTCGCGAAGCGTGGGCTTGAGAACCGACGCAAGTACGGCCGCGGCGGGACGCTCGTCGGTGCGCGTCGCGCGTCGCAGCTGGCCAACCGAGACGTGGTGAGCATCGACACGATCAAGCGCATGGTCGCCTACTTCGAGCGCCACGAGGTGGACCTCGAGGCGCCGGCCGCTCGCCCAGGGCATCCGCAGTATCCGAGCGCCGGGCGCATCGCGTGGGATCTCTGGGGAGGCGCCCCCGGCCGTGCATGGGCGAAGCGTCAACTAGCAGTCTGGGAGCGCGTGCAAGCCGCACGCGAGGAGGAAGAATGACCGAGGAAGGAACCACGACCACGACCACGACCACGGCAGAGGCCAACGACAACGGAGCGGGCGCCCGCATCCGGCAGCTCATCGCTCGCGTGAAGGAGCTCGAGGGACGCGTGGCCGAGCTGGCGCCGCTCGCCGAGAGCGCAGAGAAGTACCGGGCGCAGATCGAGGAGGTCAAGGCCGCGAGCAAGGCCGAGCGTGAGGCGCTCCGCACCGAGCGCGAGATCGCCGCGGCTGGCATCACCGATGCCGAGGGCATCGAGTACGTGCAGCACGCCTACAGCCGGCTCCCCAGCGAGGGCCGTCCCCCGCTCGCGGAGTGGCTCGGCAACAAGGACGCGCTCCCGAAGGCAGTGCGTGCCTACTTGCCAGAAGCCGCACCCGCGGCGCCCGCAGCCCCGGCGGCTCCCGTTACGACGGCGATGCCGAAGGTCAACGCCGGCACGGTCACGCAGACGCCGCCGGCAACCACGGCGTGGACGCCCGAGGCGATCATGCGTCTGACGCCGGCAGAGTTCAAGGCGAACGCGGCAGCGATCAAGGCAGCGTTCTTGGCCCCTTGACATTCTGTCACGCGTAGGCATACCCTAGCCGTGGGGACACTCCCCACGCGCTCGGGGCAAGCTCCCGTAAAAAGCGACAGGCGCGGCAACCTCGAACCTATCTAGGAGGCCACTATGGCCAACATCGATTTTGCCGCTCTCGACGGCTACTCCCGCGCCGCCGCGGTCCTCTACCAGTCCATCGTGATGAAGCTCGCCGATACCGGCAGCCTTCGCAACGCGCCCTGCTTCCTCAACGTGGGCAGCGTGAACGGCACCGGCTCCGACTCCATCCAGGTGCCCGTGGTCGGCCTCAACGGCACCGACATCATGAGCGCCCCCGGCGACGGCGTGAGCGTCAGCAACACCTCGATCACGAACTCGGCCGCTACGGTCGTGGTCGCGCGTCAGGCGCTGCGCTACGACCTCACGGACCTCGCCCGCGTGACCAACTCGGTCCCCGGCGGCGTGGACCTCGACGGTCTGTCGAACGCGATGGTCGCGGCCTTCAACGGCCGGTTCAACCAGCTCGCGTGCCAGCTCTCCTCGGGCTTCACGACGCAGGTCGGCAGCACGGGCGTGGACCTCACCACGGACACGTTCTACTCCGCGATCTTCGCCCTCCAACTGCAGAGCGTGATGGGCGAGTACGATGTCGTGCTTCATCCCCAGCAGTACAACGACCTGATGTCCAGCCTCCGCGCGGAAACAGGTCCGGCTCAGTACCTCATGGCCAATCAAGAGCAGACGAACGCGCTGGGATCGAGCTTCAAGGGAAAGCTCTTCGGAGTGAACTGCCACGTGTCCTCGTATGTGCCGTCTGTAGGCGGCGTGGACTACCGGGGGATGATGCTCGGCAACGGCGCCATCGCCTACGCCCTCGGCACCCCGGCGCCCATCGCGGCGGCGGGTGGCGTCATCATCCCGGCCGGCTCCCCTGTGGCGGTCGAGTGGGAAAGGGATGCCGCGAGTGGACTCACCAAGGTCGTCGGCAGCGCCTTCCTCGGCGTTGCGGAGCTCCAGGACCTCAAGGGCGTCGGCATCCTGTCCGACCTGTGATGGTCTGCTAGGCTCTGCCTAGCGCCGAGGCGTGTCCGTGCTTATGGTACGGGCACGCCTTCGTGCGTAAGGAGAAACAGATGGCAGCGAATTTCGGAACGGCTGACGGTGGCAACTTCGCGGCGCAGCCTGCATCCCGGCCCCAGGGCATGGCAACGATGCTCAACATGCCCAGCAACGCGGCATGGTGGTACACGCATCATCCGGCGCACTGGCAGTGCGTGGACGGCGAGTGGCTCCCCGACCTCGGGCAAATGGTCGCGATCCCCGGCCTCAACCGCGTGGACAAGAACGGCGATACGGCGCTTGCCGAGGTGCACCTGAACAAGAAGGGAGTCATCATCATCCCCTGGGAGATCGAGCCGGGTGGCTACTGCATCCAGTACGCTGGTGCGAACGGTCCCGTGTTCCTCTCGAAGTGGGAGAAGCCGAAGCTCGTGGCGGGTCAGACTCGCATGACGGTGGACACCGAGGGCTACCGGGCCTTCTGCCGTCGTCTCGTCGCGGACGGCGTGATCAAGATCCCCGACCCCGACTTCATCGGTGTGATCATCGAGCGTCAGGAGCGCGTGGTGAGCGAGCACCAGACCCGCGCGCCGACGCACCCCGGCAGTGCGCTCGCGCTCCCCGTCGAGCAGAAGCGCCTCGAGGACATGCGCGCCGCGCGTGAGCGCATGTATACTCCCGTCAAGAGCACGAAGGTGAAGGCGTGAGCGGGGAGCGTAAGGACATCGCAGCAGCGAAGGAGTCCATGACGCGTCGGCTCATCGAGGGCGGCATGCCGCCGCAGCGCGCCGAGCAGGTCGCGCGCCAGCAAGCGCAGAAGGCGGATCGTCGCGAACGCGATAAGTAACGGCAGGGGGACACGATGAGCATCAGCGAGACGCTCTACACGGCACGGTTTCGCTCCGGAGAGACGATCGAGCGTGGGCGTAATCAGGATCTCACCTGTCCCGTCTACCGTGCGGGTGCGCTCGTCGCGCCGCTCTCGGGCACACTGACGGTCTACCGTGCGGATGGGACGGTCGTGGTCAACGCCGCGGCCGTGACCATCACGGGCAGCGTGGCGACCTACGCGCTCCTCGGGACTGTGACCACGTCTCTCGCGCTGGAAGAGGGCTGGCTTCTGGAGTGGACGCTCCAGATGACGGCCACGATGCAGAACGTGTTTCGCAACGACGGCGCCCTCGTCCGTCGCACGCTCTACCCGGTCATCACCGACGCGGACCTGTTCCAGCGCCACAGCGATCTTCCGGCGCTGCTCGCGACGGGCACGACCTCGTATCAGTCCTACCTGGACGAAGCGTGGGGCACGCTCACGAACCGGATCACGGCGCAGGGACGCCGGCCGTACCTCATCATCCAGCCGAGCGCGCTGCGTGACGCGCACCTCGCGCTGACGCTCCAGCTCATCTTCCTCGACTTCCAGACGAGCGCCGGAGAGGGCGGTCGCTGGCAGGCCCTAGCCGAGCATTACGGCCGCGCCTACACCGAGGCGTGGGGCCAGCTCCGTTTCAACTACGACGAGAGCGACGAGAATAAGGTCAACCCGAACACGAAGAAGTCGGGTACCTCGACGGTGTGGCTCAATGGGCGCGGCGGCTATCCGACCTTCGGTGGCTGGTACTGATGGCGAGCAAGACGGTACGGCAGCTGCGCGAGGACGTGACCGCTCGGATCCTCACGCTCACCGGGTGGAAGGAGTCGCGCGTGGCTCCCGACAACTTCGGGCGTGACGCGGACAGCATCGCCCACAAAGCGTTCGCCGTTCATCCCACCTCGACCGATGACCTGCGCGCCTACCGCGGGCGCCCGGCCGAGGGCCTCCTCGTGGAGACTACGCTCGAAGTGCGCTACTCCTGGCGCCTCGCGCCGAAGGGCATGAGCGACAGTTACGACGATGCCCTCGATGGAGAGCAGAGCGTCATCAACAAGTTGATGGTTTTCGACCCGACGTGGCCGCAGTCCTACAAAGTGCAGGTCATCAGCACCACGCGCGAAACGTCGGTACTCGGCGAATGGGTCGTAGGTGTGATAACGTTCCGCATCGTTCACACGCTTCCGCTTCAGTAGGGGGACATCATGGCTGTTTCGTCTGTCGTCAAGAACTTCCGCGACGGTACCATCCTCCTCGAGGACGGGACCACGCCCACGCCGCTCTCCGTCACGGTGCAGTACGAAGCCGGCGACTTCAGCATCTCGGGGCTCAACCAGAGCAACACCGAGGCGACGACGTACCTCGACCGTGGCGAGCTCGGCTCGGTGCGTAAGACCTCGCGCACGTTCCCGACCTTCAGTTTTTCCGCGAGTATGACGTCGCTTTCTGATGCTACCGACAAGGAGCTTTGGGACGCAGTCAACAAGACCGGCGCGTTCGCCTCGGCGATCTCCACGGGCGGAAGCGCCTCGGACGTGTTCATGCTCAAGGTCACGCTCACGGTCGAGGGTACGAACTTCGGCGATGCCGCGGATCACACCCTGATCCTGACGAACTGCCACCTGTCCATCGACTTCGCCGAAGGTGACCCGAACACCTTCACGGTCAACGGCACGGTCTACGGCACCATCACGGCGACCTAACCCCGCACGGGATCGCATCCCATGCCCGACGCCCCCCGTGCTACATGGTGCGGGGGGCGTTTCACGTCTGAAGGAGGAAGGATGGAAGTCACTCTCGGGAAGCACAAGGTCACGCTCAAGAAGCCGGCGTCGTTCATGTCGGCGCGCGAGGTCACAATCGCGGTGGGCGTTAGCGCCCTGCGCGGGCTCGGTGCGGCGCTCGGCGTATGCTGGGCGAGCAAGCCATTGAAGGCCACGCTGGCCGGCTGCAAGTACGACACGCTCGCTTATGGCGGCGCTGTCGTGGACGAGCTGGTCGCTCTGGGTGTGACCGAGGCCGAGATCTACACGGCCGGGAAGCACGCCCTCGACCTCGTGATCGAGGCGATCCCGCGCGAGCCAGAGGTCGCGACCGTCGAGGGTTTTACCGATCCGCAAACGGAGCCCTCGACGCCGTAGCCATCGAGATCGGGCTCACGTTCTGCGGCGATCCCGACGCGTTCTATGGGTGGACACGCGACCAGCAAGAGCGCGTCCTCGCGTGGTGGCGCGTCAAGCATACGCCGCCGCCGAAGCCTCAACGCGGGAAGCCGCGCGAAGGTGATAGTATGTCCCCCGAGGCGCGAGCCTTCTGGGGGATCGGTGGCGGGTAAGAAGATCACGGTCGGGCGCGCATCCGTATCCATCGGGCCAGAACTCGAGGCCGCGCTCGACCGCATGATCTCCACGACCTACGCCGAGATCAAGCGCGAGGTCGAGAGCATCGCCTCGGACGTGACCGACTACGCGCGCTCCGAATGGTATGAGAACGTCACTCGCCGCACGGGTAAGACGGGCGACGGCATTGACTACGAGATGCGGATCACGCCCACGCACCTGAAGGGCGTGGTGTTCTCGAACACGAAGGCGACGTACTACGTGCATCGTCCTGGTCCGTTCTCTCGCCTCGGGCGTCGCGTGGATGGCGAAGAGTTCTCGACCATCATGCAGCAGTACCGCTCCACCGGGACGATCCCCGAGGGCTACACGGTCGAGCGGTACACGCGCACCCGGCGCCCCATCGGCGTGTTCAAGATCAACGTCGAGAGCAAGCGCCCACGCGACGGCAAGAACGTGTGGAAGATCGTGGCGATCGACTACGGGAAGCGCCTCGTCAAGCAGCGCCTCACCGACATCGATAGGGCACTACAGGCCGCAGCGCGCCGGCTCGCGGCGTAGGGGGACCGATGGCTACCGTAGAACTTACCGTTGACGCCAACCTTCAGGGACTGCGGCAGCAGCTGGAGAGCATCCCCGGTCTGACGGCAGAGCAAGCGCGGCTCATGACCGCGGAACTGAACAAGAGCATCCGCGCGAGCGAGCGTGCGGCGAAGGCTGCGGCCGATGCCAGCAAGCGCGCGATGGCTAGCGCCTCTGAAAGCGCGCGTGAGGCGGCTGCGGACGTGGGCAAGGTCGGAGATCGCTTCGGGACCGTAGGCTCCTCTGCGGGCAAACTGGCGGGCGCTCTGTCGATGCTGGGGCCGGCGCTCGGCGACAGTGCGCGCAACGTGGCCGACCTCGCGGACGTGGGCGAGGTGGGTGCGCTGGCGTTCGAGGGCTTCGGGGCGGTGCTGCTGCCGCTGACGGCTACGCTCGCGCTCTTCGCAGCCGGGCTGGCTCCCATCGGCGAGCTCATTGTCGAGGAGCAGCGCCGGGCGGAGGCAACCGCTGCAGCACTCAAGAAGTACGAGGCGGCGACCGCCGCTGCCGAGGCTGCGAACACGAAGTTCGCGACAAGCCTCTCTGGCGTCAACGACTACGTGCGGATCGCGACAGGTCTAGAGTCGCTCGCGGCGCAGAGCGCCCGAAAGCGTGGCGAGGCTCTCCGCGCAGAGGCCGACGCGCAGATGGAGGCCACGAGGGCGCAGATCGCAAGCGCCGACGAGTTCCTCGCTCTGCGAAAGGTCGAACAGGATGCGATCACCACGCGCATCCTTCTCGGAAAGGCGACCGAGGAAGAGGTCGCGAAGCTCGCAACGCTCGGTCCCGAGATCGAGGCTATCAACGCCGCCCAGGCTCGCCGTCGTGCGCGTCTGGAGGAGGTCAACGCATCGACCGAGGACAGTATCGAGTTCATGCGCCTCGAGGCCGAGGCGATCGATCAAGTCGCCCGCAACGATAAGCGTGAGGCCGAGGCGAAGGCCGCACGCGAGAAGGCATCGCGAGCGCATGCTGCGGCGCTTGAGGTCGAGGCAGAGAAGCAGCGCGAACTAGACGCTATTCGCGCACGGGCACAGTCCGTCATCGACTCTGAACTGACGCAGGCAGGTCGCATCATCGAGCAGCAGCGTGAACTCCGCGCCCAGCTGGAGAAGAACCCTGCTGCGTTCGGAGCAGTGACGGCGGCGATCGCCGTGCTCGATCGCCAACTCGAGGCGCTGGATGATCAGGAGATCGACGCCTACCTGAAGCGTCAGGCCGATGCGGCGAAGGAACTTCAGACGGCGTTCGAGGCGCTCATCCCGCCCGAGGTTCCGACCCGTCAAGAGCAGTTCGCCACGTTGACCGATCAGGTCACCGAGGCGATGCGTAACGGCACGATCACCTTCGAGGACTACCAGAAGAAGCTGAAGCAGATCCAAGAGGCACAGGAGGAGACGTTCTCCATCGAGACGCTGAACGCCTTCTTCGAGAACGTACAGAGCAAAAGCTCGCAGCTGTTCAGCGACCTATCGGCCGTCAGCGACTACTTCATGGCGCAGAGCGAGAACGCCGTAGAGCAGGCGTTGGCCGCGCGGAAGTCGCTGGGCGAGGCCGCTACGGCCGAAGAGAAGAAGCAGGCGACAGAGCGTGTAAAGGCTGCGAAGGACGAGGCGCGCAAGCAGTTCGAGCTCAACAAGGCGTTGCAGATGGCGCAGATCATCGTGAACACGGCAACGTCTGCAACGCAGGCGGCGCTCGTTGCGCCACCTCCCGCGAA